GTCGAGCATCCGGTAGATCGTGCACTTCTCGCGCACCTCCTCGACGCGGTAATACTCGGCGACGTAGACGAGATCTGGCGTGCACCATTCGATGCTGCCCCAATGGAGCATGTCCGACTTGGTCCAGCTGTCGACATCGTCGCCGTAGAGTTCTTCGTAGCGGTCGCGCGACATCGAGGTCACGACAAAGCAGTGGCGCGCATCGGCCTTGCCTTGCTCACGAGACGAGAGGTCGAACCACACCGAGGTGTCGGCGTCGGGGATCCATTCGATACGGATTCGCTGCCGCTCGTCTTCGTCGTCCTCCTCGTCTTCGTCGACGGCGCGCAAGCGAAACGCACCGAAGCCGCCACCGACACCCTCCTTGAAGGCGTTGGCGTAGACGAGGACAGCGTTGCTGTCCTGCTCGTCGGCACGAAGAATGCCGGCCAGCGTCTCAGCGGTTTTGTCTGCGGCCTTGCCGTCCTTGCTGCGGTAGGTGACCCGCATCTCGTTGGCGCGCATGTCGGCGACGACCCTGTTGACGGCGAGCTTGCCCTTGTTGACTTCCAGCTTGGGCTTGCCGTCGAACTGCTCACCGAGGCGACCAGCCCACATGGCGCCGGCCAGCTGGTAGAACGCGCGGTCCGCCACGCACTGCTGTCGTTCCTCGTACAGCGCGGTGTAGATGAGGTCGTAATTGCGCAGCGCCTCCTCGTGCACCTCACGCAGCCGCTTGCCTTTGAGTACGCCCCTGCGAGGCTTTTCGTCGTCGTCGTATCCGCTTGACATTTCTTACCACCTTGAGGCTACGGGCACTGGTATCACGATCGGAACGGCCTTGACAGTGGCTCTGCGAAGGCCTTCAACGGCGTACCGGACCGCGTCGGCAACGTGGTCGTTGCCTTCGGCAAGCGTTGGCAAGACCAGCCCGCTGACCTTGTCGACCTTGTAGGCGTAGGCCGTCAGCTCTTGAATCGCATGCACGCAATCGGGGTGCACGACGATGTCAAAGCCGCGCAGGTATTCGATCCCATCTTCAACGCTGTTTTTGCCCTTCACCGACGGCTGCAGGTTCGGGAAACCGTGCCGCTTCATGTGGCTGATGGTCTCTGGCCGGCTGCTGTCGCCAGTCATCGGCCACAGCTCCGACTCGCTGACGGTACGAAACAGGTCGGGCAGGTTGATCGTCTCCACGCCTTGCGCCCATGCCTCCTCGACGATGTAGATGGCCCGCCCCTCGACGTAGAGCTTGACCAGCGCTGTCGGGTCCTTGCTGAATCCCCAGTCCGCCCCGAGGCGATACAGGACGCCTGGCGGTGGAGTGAATGCCTCGACGCGAAGGCGCTTGAACACGCACGCCTCTGACCGCGAGACGTAGGCGCCCTCCCAGACGTGCAAGTAGCCGTTCAGGTCGCGGGTACGGTCATGCTCAAGCTCGGCGCGCATGACGTCGTTGAACCACGGGTTGTCACTGTGGTTGACCTCGGTGACGATGGCGTCTTTCGGCGGCATCGGCCCGCGCAACAGGTCGTCGATGGCGTCGGTAGCGTTCCTCGGATTCCATGTGAACCAGAGCTCACTGCCGTCTTTGCGGATCGTGGGACGCAACAGGTCGAGGCTCTTTTTGCTCAGCGACTGCGCCTCTTCCACCCATGCGCGATCGAAGCCCTCGAGGCTCTTGATGCTGTCGGCAGTGTGGTCCTGCATCCCCTGAAAGATGATGATTCCCTTGCCGTTCCGCGATTTGATCACGGTCTGCTGCACCTCGAAAAGGTGCCCCACGCCAAGCTCTTCGATCTTCTCCTCCAGCAGCTTCTTGACCGAGCGCGACAACGTGCGCTGCACCTCGCGGACGCACACGGTGGACTGGTCTGGATTGCGGACATGCTCAAGCACGAGCAACGTGGCGAACCCGTGGGATTTGCCGCTGCCACGACCACCGTGCGCACCCTTGTAGCGGGCAGGCTCGAGGAACGGCAGCAACCACGCCGGCATCGGGACTTTCATCTCGCCATCGGTGACCGTCATTCCACCTCCTCCCTATCAACATACGCCGTGGTGTGCTCGTCGCCACCTCGATTGACCACGGTGACGGTGATCGTCCTCACCGTGTCGCCGGCCTCGAGGTCGGTCGCAGGATCGAACACGGCGGTCGGCTTGCCAACAGCATAGGCTAACACCGTCTCAGCCGCACCTTTCGACGAGGCGATCAACTTGGGGTCTTGTCGCCAGGCGACAGCCATCGCCAACAGCTCAGCAAGCATCTTCTCGGCGTGCTGAACGGCGAGCGAGCGAATCTCTTTTAGCTGAGACGTCCTCTCCGCCGATAGCCCGCCGGGGTTGAAGGAGACGCCCTTCGCGAAGGGCGTCGAACCAGGGACTGCCTCGGCTGACTTCCAGCGCGTGGCGAGCGACTTGTTCTCCTTCGTCGTCTTGGTCACGTCGCACCTCGTCTTTTCGTCAGGTTCGTCCTGACCCCGCCGACCCATCCTCTCGCTTTGACGCAGCCGGCCCCGCTGTCGGCGGGATTGGCTGCAGTCCACCTCGCCTTGCGACGAGCGACGCACAGGTCGTGCAAGCACTCCGGTGGGTGGACGCCGACGGCGAGCTCGTCGCCCTTCGTGCCATGCTCGTTGCCCGTCATCATGCTGTCGACGTCAGGCACAGCGCCGCAGTCACGGCACCGGTTGTGCCGTGCGAAGTCGAAGTCGGCGACGGCGTCGCCGAAGACCTCACGAAACAGCCGTCGTGCATCGTCACGCACGGTCATCATGGTGAGCCTAGCGGGGGCGCACACTGCGGCGGATCGAGGCGGTCAAGGTCGAGGCGGTCGCGGACGGCCTTGACGCACGCCAAGGCCTCAGCGTCGACGACGGCGTCGTAGGCCTCGTCAGCAGCGGCGTGTGCGTCGCGTGCGTCGCGTGCAGCGCGGCGGGCAGCGATGGCGGTGGTCTCGGCGGCCTCGTACGTTTGGGCGGCAGCGGTGGCGGTGGTGGCAGCGGCCTTGTACGCTTCGGCGGCAGCGATGGCGGTGGTCTCGACCGCCCTGTACGCTTCGGCGGCGTCGTAGGCCTCGTCGCTGGCTGCGCTCGATCTGTCGCGGGCAGCCCAGGCTGCTTCGACGGCGACGTTGAGGGCAGCGCGTGCTTCTTCTTTGGTCATCATGTGATCGACGGCTGCGTCTTTTTTCTTGCGCATGGCTGCTTCCTTTTTGGTCATCATGTGATCTCCTTGCGACAGGAGGCAGTGCAGGCCGCGTACGCGGTGCCGGCAGCGAGGGCAGCGAGGTCGAGGGCAGCGAGGTACGCTGCCATCGCCTTGTCGCGGTCGTCGATTGCTGCGTCCTTCGCCCTGGAGGCGGCCTCGCGGGCGACGTCGAGGGCGGCGGAGGCGACGTTGAGGGCAGCGATGGCTTCTTCTTTGGTCATGTGATCTCCTTGCGGGCACGTTTACGCAACAGTGCTCCTGCGACCTCGTGCCGTGGCTCGGGCGACCTCGTTGATGCGCCTGGCGCGGTAGTCTCGCTCACTTTCGAGGCCACCGCCAGAGCCACCGTCATCGCTGAGAGAGTGGATGGCACCACCCGGCGACTCGCCCAGACTCGGCACGTCGACGAAGACTGCATCAGGCCCGAGGTCCCAGAGCTTTGTGACCCCGTCGACACACGAGTGAGTTTCGTCGTGCGTCTCAGGCCGCTCGCCCTCGGGGATGATGGCGTACATGGGGATGGTCCCGCGTGCGTCGCACCAGTGCCCGATGGGTTTACTGTAGTCGGTCATGGCTGCTCCTTGATGTCGAGGGCAGCACGGTAAGCCGCGTCGGCTGCGTCGTAGGTGTCGCGGGCTGCCCTGTGGATTTTGAGGGCGGCGACGATGGCGTCACGCGCCTTGTTGCGGGCGTAGATTGAAGCGGCGTCGAGGGCGCCGCCCGCGTCCTTCGCCCTGAACGCGGCTTCACGTGCGGCGTCGAGGGCCGCGACTGCGACGTCGAGGGCTTCTTCTTCTTTGGTCATGTCTCCACCTCGTCAAAGAGCCCGTCGACGACGGCCTCAGGGTCCACCGCCTCACATGCACACGTCTCCGGCCTGCACACCATGGCCAGCGTCTCGATCGCGACACGCACGAGGTCAGCGCGCGTGTAGCGTCGCGCCTCGGCTTGTGCAGTGAGGCCGGTCGGCTCGTCTCCGGTCATGCTCATGTCGACCCCCATGCCAAAAACGTGTGAGTGTCGCGCCAGACGGCCGAGCTGGCGTCGACTTGACCGTGCCACCGCAACAGCAGCGCCCGCGCCATCATCAGATCCGTGACGTGGCCAAACGTGATCGACACGTGCTCCTCCCCGCGCTTGCACGTCGTCTGCGCGTAGCAGTACTGCACGCGCGCATCACCGTCATCGATGCCGAGCCACCTCGCCACCTCGTCACGCACGCCCTTCAGCGCGCCTTGCAGGTTGTCGTCGTCGCATTTTTTTGCGTGGCGGGTGAGCAGGATGCAGGCGGTGCTGTCCGCCACAGCGCCCA